TTAAGGCTGGTAAGGGAAGAAAATTATTGAGAATAATTGAGAGGTGTAAAGGATGAGTAATCAAGAGCATGATAATGTTAATCATCCCGTACATTATACTTCTGGCGAAATGAAATGTTCGGCATGTGAAAAGCCGATTGAATGTATCGATGTTACTCGTCATATGTCTTTCAATATTGGAAATTCTATGAAATATATTTGGCGATACAAGCTTAAGAATGGTAAAGAAGATTTGCAAAAAGCAATTTGGTATATCAATGATGAGATTAATAAATGTTAAATACATTTATTTCTCTTATTGTTACATTCTCAATAGCTCATTTTGATAACTGGACGAATTATCAATTCTGGATAGGTTTTTGTATATATGGAATTTTTCTTAATACTAAACGTAGATAGGGATATTTATGATAGAAAATTTGCTAATAATTGACACGGAAACAACAGGACTTGATGTGAAAAAGGGCGCAGTAATGATCGAAATAGCCGCAGTTTTATTCAGTGTAAAATATAAAACAGTTTTACAATCTTTTTCCACTCTTTTGCCATGCGAAATAAATCCTGTTGAAAATATTAACCATATTAGCGCTGAATCTACACGTGAAGATTATGCATTTCGCAATCTATCAAATGCTGAAATATTTACTCAGATGTGGACAAATCCAGAATCACAAACAAGTTCTATTATAAATGATCCATCGCTTATTGGAACGGGTGATATCCTGATTGAGATGAATAAAAAAGCCCAAGCATGTGTTGCGCATAATGCAGATTTTGATAAGCGATTCATTGCTACTGCGCCATGGGGTTATACTCTTTTGCTGAATAAGTGGATTTGTACCAAGGCTAATTTTACATGGCCTGTCAAGTTAATGCGATTTCGTCAGCAAGATGTGTGTGAAGCAATGGGCGTTCCATATGTTGATGCACATAGAGCATTGTCTGATTGCCTAATGCTGGCACAGTGTTTTTCCAAAGTTGAAGATTTACAGGAACGGATTGACCGTTGTTAATAAGGAAATAAAATGTCAGAAGGTTATTGGCAAAAAGATGAGTTTGAAGATTTAGTAGCTCGCTCATTAATCGCAATGTATGAAAAAGATATGTATAAAGAATGCATAAAAGTTCCAAAATTTATTCGTCCTAATGAAAAAGATATTCTGCAAATTAGAAATTTTGGTGCTTATTTCCCGCCACAAGACAGAGATATTTTTTATGGTGAAATAGATATGATAAATGACGGACTGCCTAAAGAGGCATCATGGGCATACAATCCTGATAAAAGCTTTAATCAAGAAAAGAAAGATGATTTAATTGATGATGAATATTTTCGTTTGGGTTATTTGAGGCTTATTGATCAACCACCACCAAGCATTTTAAATCATAAAGGCTTGAAATATTTTGGCAAGCATAAAATCTATAAATTCCTTTCTTTTTCTGCTACTGGCGTTGGTGGCATACACTTAATGAAAAGTTATGTTAGTGTGGATGAAAAAGGACATATATATGATACATTTGCTAGACGAAATGATGGAAAATTAATCATTACTGCCCATGGAACAATAAAATCTGATTCAGAAACTACTGAAACATTTATTTCAGATATTGGATGGACTTCTGCGGTTGTTGGTTTTTATCAAGATAGAAGATATTTATGGAATGTAACTGCAAATGAAGGAAAAGCAAAAGCCATGTTTGGAGTTTATCCTGAACAAGTAAAATCATTATTTTATGCGCGTGAATTACCAATGACTGAAACTGGAAGAAAAAGACCAATTTTACATTGGGTAAATGCACACCAAAGACGAATTAAAAAAGGAATTGATATTGATATTGAAAAATATCTTCGTGGAATAAATGAATTTGTTTACCAAGGAACAAAATTTATCATCTCAAGACCAATTAAGGAGACTATTGCAAAGTAGTACAAACTAAGAGCATAATGATCTTAATTGATGTGTAGCAATAGGGTTTCCGTCAAGCCCATCAGCGCGTAAAACATGTCGTCCGCTCGACAATGAAACAAGTAAAAGGATAGCCCAGGAGGGCTAAATTACTAATCATTGGCGAGGGAATTGCCATGCCTAATTCATTTCAAACTTCTCAGTATGTACTGGATGAAGTATTCGTTCGTTTCGTAAACTATTTAAATTTTGCAAAAGTAGCTAACCGCAACCTTGAGGGTGACTTTAAAGGATTAAAGTACGCGACTGGCCAAACAATCAATTATCGTCTGGAAGAAAGATATCTCGGTGGACGTGGCGCAACTGCTACATCAGAAGCCCGTGTACAGGTCATTCGTCCTCTGACAATTGATACACAGTTTCATACTATGGTTGAGTTCAATGGAATGGAACTCACATTTGATCGCGCAAGGGATCAGCCATATCTTGATATGATGCTCAATCCACGCGCTAAAACATTAGCGAATGATGTTGAGAAATTCATTGCAAGCGAGAATTTTCAGTTACAGGTTTATCAATTCACTGGTACGGCTGGTGTTGCGATTGACTTCAATGCAGTCCTGTTAGCAGATGCTTATATGACTGAATTGGGTATACCGGAAGATGGCAACAGATATTTTGCCAATAGCCCGCGTGTATCAGCTGGATTGTCTAATGATCTTAAAAATGTCTTCAATATGACTGTTAATCGCGGTGCATTGCTGGATGGTTTTATTGGTCATTTGTCTGGTTTTGATTTCTTCAAAACTAACTTTTTACGTAGACAAATTGCTGGTGCAGGCCAATTAGGCGGCAGTCCTCCAACTGGATTTAAACTGGGTGGAACCGTTACTGGTGGCCCAATTTCCAGTGGCAGTAGCATATCTGTTACCGGCTTAGGTCAGGCTCCCGGCACACAAGTTTTCAATAAAGGTGATTTGATTACCTTTACTGAGGCTGATGGTGTGTTCATGGTTAATCCATTAACTTACGATGATCTTAGTACAACTGCACAATTTGTTGTAACGGCAGATGTGATTTCAGCTGGTGGTAGTAATGCGACAATACCTGTTAGTCCAGCAATCGTTGTTAGCGGCGCAAGGCAGAATATTTCAGCGGCAATTCAAACTGGCGCTCAGGTTTTGCTTGTAGATGACCATAACGTCAGTATTGCATTCCACAATCAAGCGGTTGTGTTTGCAGCTCCTCCAATCAAGGAATTGAAAGGCGGTGTAGATGCGCTTACGACTTATAGTGATCTTTATAAGTTAGCGATGACTTACTCTCTTGGTGCGGATATCCGTAATTACATCCAGTTAGATCGTCTGGACGTAATTGGCGGTGTTTCAATCAATCCTGAGTTTGCTGTAATCGTGCTTTCGTAAGTAAAAGACAAAACAGGGTGGTTGAAAAGCTGCCCTTGTTTTAAGGAGTTTTGCATGGAGCAAGTTGAATATCTTGGCCAATGGGTTAGCAAAGAGCATTTCAGGGCATGGGTTTATAATGCGACTGGAAGGAAAATTGCCAATACATGGGATGAGTTTGCCAAGTTGATTGATAGTGGTTTATGGTTTGCATCTCAGGATGAGGTAAACGCAAAACCAGTTGAATCAGCTAAAAAAGTAACTGGCAGGAAGCCAAAAAATGACGCAAACAGTTAAGCAATTCGTTGAGGATAGCTATCAGCTAGTTAGCGCAAGCACGCCAACTACACCTTTGCATGGCAATGATATGTCAAAAGGTGTGCAGTTTCTCAATCAACTGCTTAATCAATATAGTGCCACGGGTTTGATGACAACGATTGCCAAAGAGATTGTATTTCCGTTATTGGCTGGCGAAAGTTTCAAAACATTTGGCTCACCTACTTATCTTCCAACACCTGATGTGGTGCAAGGTCGTTTATCCAACATGCAAAATGCATGGCTTGAACTGGATGGCGTGACCTATCCATTAATGATTGAGAATAGAAATACATTTTATGCTTCATATAAATATCAACCTCAACTTGGCTTGCCACGGTTTGCCATTATCCAGAATCAGGTTGATCTTACTCAGGTGCAATTTTATCCTGGAGCCTCACAGGGATATGATGTACATATCTATGGAAAATTTCAGCTTCCCGATTTAACTGAAAATGACACTATGGTGTCTCTACCAACTTATTACATTCTTTATCTGCAATTTGCATTGGCGAAATATCTGGCGTTTTATAAAGGTCGTTCTCTGGCCTGGACTCAAGCATTGCAGGATGAGTTCATGGAATTAAAGAAAGATATGGAATCTGTCAGTTCAGTAAATTTAAATATTGAAACTGAGCAGGAATCTTATCTTAATGGGGCGTGGCGCGTCCGGGCAGGTGTCTAATGCCAACCGATGTCAAGCCAGTTGAAATGCCTATTATTGGTTATTATGACCAGCAAAGATTTAAA